TACGGGCAGTATGGGTCGTTTGGCCTGCTTGAGTGGCAGATGCAACCCAGAGGCACTGCCCATAAATGGTTGGGAGTGATGGACTACCTGGGTAATTAAGAAGTGCTAGACTCTTAGTGCGGACTAAGATCACCTCCTGAGTCTACACACTAAAATTTAATCTAGTGCGTTGTTGAAAAAACACTAAGAGCCTAGCACCACTACTTTATATAGGCTAGAGTTCATATTCCACACCATTACCAAAGCTTGAACCTACTTCAATATCTACACCGAGCGGAACTTTAAGGTTGATCCCAAAGTTCTCTCGAAGGTAGTAGTAGTTCTCAAGCTCATCACTAACAATCTCCACGACCTTACGAGTCTCCTCCTTGGGAGCAATGAGTTCGATCGAGTCGTGAACCGTTGCAACAACCTTAGCCTTCATGCCCTTGAGCTTTTCGATAACACCCAACATGCCACAGAGCAGGATATCGCTAGCGGCAGATTGAATCGTAAAGTTCAGACCTTGTCGGAACGCCTCACGACGAACACCCTTGAACGGAGACCGAACATTGGGAAGGTGTCGGTAGCGCCCAAAGATAGTCTTAGCATATCCGAACTGCTTAATGTACTCGTCAATAGTGTTCATGTATCGACCAACACCTGGGAATGCCGAAAGCCAGCTATTAATAATCTCCTCAGCACGGTCCTCAGGAATGTTGCGCTTCGATGCAAGTGTATACGCAGTACCTCCATACACCGTCAAGAAGCTAACTTCCTTTGCGATCTGCCTTTCAAGCTTGCTAACCTCGTTAGGGTCCTTGTTGAACGTAAGCCCAGCAGAGTAACTGTGCAAGTCAATGCCAGACTTGAACGCATGGATCATGTTCTCCTCATTGGCAACATGAGCAAGGACTCTTAGTTCCATCGCCTTCATGTCGATCGTGATAAAGTCGTGACCCTCTGGGGCTACCACGTAATCACGAATGTTTACGTCAAGCGACTCGCGAGGGAGAGTGTGGAAGGACACACCAATCTTATCAGTCTTCTTCCTACCGACGTTGGCACCCGAGTTTGAGATGCGACCCGTAACCGTACCATCAATGTTGTACTTCACATACATTCTACTGTTGCCAGTGTTCTGTAGTGCAGTGCGAGCACCTTCAATATACACAGAGTGTAGCTTGGTCAGCTTCTTGTATTCTGAGAAGCGATCAAAGAACTTCTTAGCAGCCTTCAACTGATCATCCGACATGTTGTTCAGGACTGCCTTGGCGATGTTTACTTCTTCGTTATTCAACCTTCAAGCCTCTCGCTGTGAACTCTTCTTCGACCATGGCCTTCACCTTAGTCAGCGTCTCCTCATTGGTAGAAGGGGCACCCTTCTTAGTGAACTCAAAAGGATACAGCCCAAGACCAAAGTCGTCAACCTGAATCCATTCACCGTCATCATTCTTCTCAAACGAGTAGATGATCTTTACGAGTTGGTTGGTGGAGTTGAGGTTAGCATCCTCCTCTAGCCCAGCCGCCTCACGCAATGCAATATCTGCCAGCTTAATCTTATCTTGAAGTTGCTGGTCCAACTCATTCATCTTGTCCTCATCGATGAGTAAGCCTTCAAACTCCATATCACGGAAGGCAACAGTTAGAGGGGCAATTAGTTTCTCATACAGATTTTCAAGGCCCTTTTGCCTAACCTCCTCCAGCAGTTTTACATACACCTTCGCAGTTGCGTAGGTATCTTTTGCATTACCCTCAACGCATTGAATCAGTGGAATGTTCTTCCAATCAAACTTCTTACCTTCAACTGTAAGCATTAGAACTTTTCTTCTGGGAAGTAGTAGTAGACAAGGTCGGCCAGCGACTTAGGGACATCCTCCTTATAGAGGTGTTGCAGCAGCTTCGTATCGTAGACGTTATACACATCATCAACACCATACCGCTTCAAGAACTTAAGGTCGAAACCTGCATTTTGCAAGATCTTTCGATTCCTCTTGTTTGCCATAGCCTGACAGATGAACTGCATAAATGCGCCCTTCACCTTGTAGCCTAGCTTTGCTTCCTTGTGATCGATGGGTAAAACCAAGGTCCGACCAAGTTCCCCTGTGTCTCGATTCACAAGTGTCATTGAAACCGTGTGGATAGTATCTTCAAGAAAGTTTAACCCCGTAGTCTCAATATCAATTGCGACATCCATTTCTGTATCAATGAACTCACCCTTGACCTCATCCAACTCACCGATACCCATGGCGAGCGTATGGTCTACCTGAGCGTCTGTGGCCTTCCCTAAAAGCTCGTTATTTAGAGCGTTCTCCAGGTCGGTTCTAAACAGATAAGCGTTCTTAGGCTCTGCTACGACCTGGAAAGGGTGAATAATAGGCACTACCTGGAACTCTGTCCCAGACTCAGTGACCAGGGCGTCAACCTTGCCTCGAATCTTGCTCTCCTCCTTTGCCTTGCCGTAAAGAAGAGTGGTGGCAACTTTCCCACATGCAAACACAAGTCGAGGCTTGTAGTGATCAATTGTATCATGAAGGTGTGCCTTGCAGGCTTTCTTGATACCTGTGCTTAGGTTCTCAGAGGTAATGTTCGGACACTTAACCGCAGTGGTGTATCCAACCTCCCACTCCTGAGAGAACCTAGCAAGCTCCCGTTGAATGATGTTGTATTCCTGAGGACGAAAGGCAGTGAACTCGCCCTCAAACATTTTAGCCGAATCAGAGATGAATAAAATGTCTACAGGAGCATCCTTATACTCGTAGTCCAAGATCGTGTGAGTGGGCAGATTCATCTTAAGTGCAGGGCATCCCTCACACTTAGGGTTCGTCTCCTTGAAACTTAGTCGAGCCATAGGACTATGATAGGTAAATGAGTTACTATATTGATAATAAAAAGTTTGAGGCGTTGATCCAAGAGTTCAAAGCTGGGGAGAGGTCCCACGAAGATGAACTCTTCAACATGTTCGACACTTTGATCAACAGACTCATGCTGTCATTCAAATTCAATGTAGATCATGAGGAAGCAAAGCAAGAATGCTTCTTACTTATACTGAAGGTGCTCAAGAACTTCAATAGAGAATCTGGGCAAGCTTTCAATTACTTCACCACAGTAATCTTGAACAACCTCAGATTGTTGTACTCTAAAAATAAGAAGTACAATGAGAAGCTTGAGTTATATCGAAATCACCGAAGAGGTATTCCGAGAAACCCAAGCTCAATCTAGATTCCAATCTCAGCCCCTACCGACCCATTGTAGCTGACCACTCTGGGGAAGGACTTGTGAATTACAACTAGCATTGGAAGCTGGTCATAACGAGACAGGCAAGACGTTGAGATAGTCTCCTTATGAGACTTGATAGCGGACCTAATCACATCGAGAGCATTAGGCACATTAAAGATGTCTACAATATTTAGATTGGTTTCACCTTCAACGGGCAACCTATCATTGAAGTAATTGCAAACCTTATCCCATGTATTCACAATGAGATAGTAAGAGTTTTGCTTACTCTCAATGCTCGATTTTACAATGGACTCTAAGTGCTTAGAGTTGTAGACCTTAGTCTTCTTGAAGCTGTTCTTCTGTTTGCTCATTTTCGTCTGCTTCCTTGTTCTCTTCTGCCTGCTTCGCGGCCTTATGAGCCTCCACCAAAGCACTGATTTGTTCGCTCATCGCGTTACAACCGGCAAAAAAGATTTGCTTGTAAAATACATCCTCTGCAATCTCTGGCGGCTTAAGCTTGCAGAAGTTCTTAAACCCCTCGGCTTCTTCTTTCGAAAATTTAATTTGAATTTTCATACGTCCTCTACTGCGTTCAACTAATTTAAATTTTGTATCCTCTAACGATAATGATACTTTAGACATGAAGCTATTATAGCCTAGGAGTTATTGAAATGAAGGATAATTTTGACATATCACCTTTAAAAAATAAGAAGAGGGTGAACTCGCGTGCTAAGGGTAACAGATTTGAAAACAAAGTAGCGAAGATTTTAAATGAAAGATTCAACACTAAAGAATTCTGTCGTACTCCTGGGTCTGGTGCATTTGCTACCACTCACAAACTTCCTGAATACTTGAAAGTATATGGAGATTTAATTACTCCAGAGAAATTTAAATTTATTATTGAATGTAAGAAAGGATATAATGAAGAACAAGTAAGTGATTTATTTAATCCTAAATCAATAATTTCTAAAATGATAGCTCAAGCTGATCGAGATTCAAGGAAATCTTCTAGAAAATTCCTACTAATTATCGGACAGAACCGCAAAGAGCCCATAGTCATCACCAACCAAACGGACCTAAATGTAGAGGGCGCTTACTTTAAGGGCACAGTAAACAGAATAAAAATTTCTATGTTTACTTTGAAAGATTTACTTAACGTCAAGGATCTTCACTTTTTCCTTGATGATGCCTAAAGCTTCTTGTAGCCTGCCCAAAGCATCCCAGATCACATTATTAGTCTGCTCTTCCAGATCTTTAGATTTTGTGGCAGTTGATGCATCTCTTACGGATGTAGCTGATCTGTAGGCAATCCACTTACCATCTTTGTAGGTCACAGAAATTGTTCTATTTCTGTTTTCAGGATTGTTTTCATCTCCCTTATAACTAAAAGTTAGCGAACCTGTACTTCCTTGAAAGTCCCATCTACCTTCATCGTTAAGCAGCGATTGCAGAACCGATCTCATCTCTCCATTTTGAGTAGATACGTATGACGTAAGTCGATCTAATACATCAACTTGAAATATAGTATCATCCCTGGCGGATCCTCCAGCTTGATTAAGTACAGCTAAAGAATAAAGCATAGCCTGTTTAGCTTTTTGAGTAGGCATCCCATTCTTTTTGGTAGCTTGAGCTTGAGCATTTAACCTAGTAAACAGAGTCATCTTAAACAATTTCTGTTGCACTTTCTTGATAAAGCTAGCACTACCCAGCTTGTAATCAGAACTCATCTCCTGCACGTATTTTGAAAGATCTTCATAGTCAGCTTCACTCAAAGAGTTGTACTGAGAATTTTTACGAACAAAATCAAGCAAGCCATTGGCGTAAGTTTTCAAAGGGTTTGTGACAGTGTCTCCTACCTTAACTCTTGTTGTTAATGCTTCTACACTTCTTAAAAGCTCGTCAGCGTTCTCTTGCTCAATTTGTATACCTCTTATCAAGCCAGCATCCATTTCTCTGGTTAAGTTGTCGAATCGAGCATCACCCTCTAAAATACTTTCCGACACATTCCTAGGCGTAGTCTCTCCTTGTTTGGCAGAACTAAGACTTAACAAAGTTTTTAAACTGATCTCAGCAGAGTAGAAAACTTGATCTTCGCTTTCGATGATCTTTGCATCGATGTATTTCTGGAGTAGGTCTTTCCTCCTCTCCCCAAATATCTCAGCAGCCGTGCGACCAGAACTTCTAATATCACTAAGACTTAGTCTAGACTTTTGGCCCTCATCGTCAGTATAACCCTCAGACTTTTGCAGAGCTTCTA